CTAATTGTCTTATTTCATTTAAAGCTACAGGTAGTCTTTCATCTGCCACTGTACCTAATATTTTTCTTGCTGCTATTTGACACACCTCTTCCCTTCCATGATTGGGTAGTTGACCAATATTTTCAACTCTATTATCATTACTTACATAAGTAAATGTTACAATATTACTATCTGAAGGACTTGGTGTAATATAATATATATCATTAATTCTAAAAGCATGATAATTAGATGTGTCTGCTGAGTGAAATGGGTCATCTTGTATTCTTAAAATTCTATCTAAACTTTGAACTTTTACTTTTCTTACAGAACTACTCACTTTAACTTTAACTTCTAATAAATAACCAAAATGAATTTCATCATTATCTGTTTCGCCGTCTGCCATACGGTCCTTTATCTCACACCCTTTAACACCCCATTCACCACCAGGAACAGCCTCATAAGCGTCATTACCTAAAGTTTGTTCGCCACTTTCATCATATTCCAAAAACTGTCTACGAAACACCTGTCCCTCCATAACATTGTTTTCAACATTTTCATCAACAGGTTCTGCAGTGAATACTACACTTTTTACAAAACCACCAAAATCATCACGGAGTTGTTGTGTTGCACCAAACTTATTTACGCGTTCACGCAAATATTCATTTATAGCCATTTCTATAAAATTATCTATTTCTGAATTTGTAAGCCAAGGAGAGTTAGCTCTATCTAATATAAGTCTAACTCTCTCCCTTGCGCTTGGTGCATCAATTATCATATGCTACTATTTTTTTGTTTTAGTTTTAGTAGCTGCCTGCTTTTGTTCAACTAAATCCATTTCTACTTTACCACCACCTCTAAGCTGGTTTTTAAGTAAAGCAAATATGTCTTTGTTGTCTTTTAACCATTTTATTACTTGGTCTTCTGATACACCAATTACTTGTGTTCCATACTTAAATGTATCTTTTTCCCATTTAATAATACTAGCCTCTTGTGCTTCTAGAATGAACGTTCTATAATGCTTCTCATCATCAAACCATATAGACATAAAATAGTCTGGGTTTTCAGCAGCTATCTTTAAAACATGCGCTTTTAAGATATCATCTCTAGAATCTAAGTTCAGTCCTAACAATCTAGATAATTCTCTTACTTCAGCCATATTTAATTTAGCAGCTTCCATAACAGCATTAGCAGATGTCATTATTGCACTTGCTTCTTGCTCTTGTCTTTCTATAGAGTCTTCTCTTATCCAAGAACCATTTTGTACAAGTGGGTGATTCATTAAAAATTTATCAACCAATTTGTGATGGTCCAACATAATATCTAATCTAATCACTGGATTAGTATTAGGAAAACCTCTATGTGCTACACCATTTATATCTGTATATGTGTGCACTTTTCCTGTTTTGTCTTTATAGTTTCCAAAGAATACATAACTCATTCTTTGTGGAGTTTTACTTCTGTAAAATACCATGTGTTTATTTTTGCTCATAACTTATTTTTTTAATTTTTGCCCATGTTTGCTAGTCCATTTCAAACCTGGCCCGCTTTGTTTAATTAATAGATTACACCCCTCTTTTCGAGTGGACTCCGAGTGTTCTTCTACTTTCCCAGTATTTGGGTTATATTTTAATATTGTCCTTGCCATAATAATAATACCCACCCCCTCCGAAGAGGGGATAAGTATATAGTTTGATATTAAGCAAACGGAGAAGCTAAAGTAGCTCCAGTTCCGTGTGTAACACCTGAAATATACCAAGCAGCAGCAGCTGAACTATTTGGTGTGCTAATTCCAACACACTTAAAAGTTCCACCAACTAATCTACCTTTAGTATCTGCATCCATAACCATTTTATCGTCATCTGACACATCAGGGATAGCTAAAAAGCTTTCGTCTTGTGCATCATCTGCTTGAATAGTTAGTGCTCCTACAAATAAATCGTCAGTAGAAGCAGAGTCTAAACTAAAAGTACCAGTAAAGGTAGTTTTAACAATAAACTCAAACTCAAGGCCAGGTTCTACAGCAGGTAATGTTACTACAATACCACCAGGTCTGTTTAAAACAAATATAGCTCCTGTATCAGCATCATCTACTTGATAAGTAGCGTCTGTTACATCTATAACTTTTTTAAACTGACCATTTAAAGATTTTAAAACATCATCGCCATCGGCTGAACGTTTTACTTCAAATACATCTTTCATTGTTTATAAATTTTATAAAGTTAATACTTAGTTTTCTATTTTTAAATGATTAGAGGGGGTCTAAGTTTTCCCCCCTCGTCACATTGGTTATTAATTATCAAACTCTATAGTTGATATTTCAGTTAGGTGTTCATGGATGTATGTTTTGTCAATTTCGTTACCAATATTAACAAAAGAATTACCAGTGTGTCTTTGTGCATTTACAATAGCTTTCATTACTTCTAATGATTTGCCACTTGTAATTCCACATATAACACTACCTTCTGCACCATCGTCACCTACGAATTGAATTTTTAAAGCTGTAGCGCCAGTTAGGTGCATAGAGCGTATTCTATCGTAAGGAACACATATAATTGCATCATTAGCATCAGCTAAATGTCTTGCAAATAAAAAATTTTTCATAATTATAATTTTAAATATTTATACTCTATTAAGCACTAACAACAGCTACATTTGAAATATTACTATTCACATGTTTGCCAGTTACGTTATCAGCAATGCTTATAAACAAAGCTCTACTTGAACGACCAGCAGCTATTATTGATTTGATTACTTCTTCTGACTTACCCTCTGTTATAGTTAATTCAATCTCAGCAGTTCCTGAACCACCCTCAAGTGGGTCTATTTGAATATTTAACAAAGTAGTATTTGTCATGTGAAAAGAACGAACGTTATCAACAGGAAATGCTATTGTTTCGTCTGCGTCTCTTCGTACATAAAAAAATTTTGTTGCCATTTTATTTTATTTTAAAAGTTAAGATGGGGGAGGGGACAAAATAAATTATCCCCTGCGCCATCAATTAAATTTACGAATTAGATAATATACCACAAGATAATGGGTTTCTTAAGATAATACCAGATTCAGAAAGAATTTGACATTCAAAGAAATCATCACCGTTTGCAGCCATCATCGAGTTATAGTCATAAGGATTAACCATACCAGGTACATACTTCTTAACAAAACTTCTGTTAAAACCTTCAGCACCTTTAGCTATTAATTCTACATTACTAACACCATTTTGGATTCCCATGTCTACAAACACCATTTTACCTGATTCATTTGAAGTATCAAATGTAGATGAAATAGAATTGTGTAAGTTCGGGTCATCAAATACTGGACAGTAAGAAAGAATCATCTTATTACCTAAAACATTGTACTCAGAGAAGTTAGCACCTAATGCTACATCTCCACCACCTTTACCAGCAAATACTGGAGTACCAGAACCTAAAGTGACTAATAAGTCCTTCATAGCTCTGTGGAAGTCAATTCTTCCTTGTGTTCCTGTAAATACTGTAAATACATTACCTTCTGCGTTTAACGCATTTTTAGATAGTGTACCAATAAAGTTAACAATGTCCTCTTCTGTTAACGCACCAGCTGTATATGTAGCTTGGTTAGAACCATCGATTTGTGCTAGCAGACCATCACCCATCATAGGTAGTCCTGCTATATGGTCTCCTCTATCACCAGGAAAGTCATCTGCACTTGTAACTAGTCCACTAGTTTCTGCATATGATTTTTTACCATACCATCTTTGTAATTCTAACTCATACATAAACTGGTCAGTCATTTGTTGTTCCTTAGTAAAGTACCATAATCTATGTCCATTAGACTCAATCCAAGTAACATCAGTTAAGTCAGACCCCATAATTTTTGTTTTCTTACGAGATAGTGTTAACCAGTTCTTGTATGTGTCTGGGTAAGCGTAGTTTTGTCCTACTTCAGACCCTAATGAACCTTGATTAAATGCATTACCAATAACACCAACTACATCACCTACAGCTGAAGCAGTTCCAGCAGCAGTTGTTGCGTCAATAGCTCTAAACGTAACAACGTTTTGTGTAGCAGTAGGAGTTCCTTCACTACTTACAATAGCAGTAGAACCGTCTGCAAATCGTACTACGTCGTTAACATTAAGGTTATTACCATAAATTCCATTTGCTGTATCGTGGTCAAATGTACAAGTAAATGTACTACCAGCAGCAGCTCCTGTAAATGTTGCATCTAATGTAGATGGTTTTCTGTATCGTCCCATCATCTTCCATTCGAAAGAATAATCACCGATAACTTTTTCTGCAGCATTACGACCTGCAGCTTCTAACAAATATGTTAGAGAGAAACGTGGATATTGAGAGATAATTTTCTTACCTATCTCTGGGTATTTTAGTAAGTTGGTTACCAACGCCGTTTCATCCGTTGTGTCCTTTCCATACGTACCCGTATAAACTTTTGCCATTTTTAAATAATTTTAAATTGTTATAAATAAATTAATACACAATAACAAATAAAATAGCGTTGCCTTCTTATTTATTACTTCATAAACTCAACAGGGTCAAATCCACTTTTAGGCTTCATATCAACTTGTTGAGATTTTCGGCCTAGATTTGGATTAGTAATCTTATTGATTACAGCGGCTTTACCCTTTTCCATTCCTTGACCTCGTAACATCTT